TTTAATGCTGATACTTTACGTGGAGATTACGCGGATGAGCTATTATTAGATGAGTTTCAATTGATGAACGAAGATACGTGGGCAATAGTAGGCGCGCCAATGTTGTTGGACAATAACGGGAACGCTACATTTATCTATACGCCGCCGTCATTACACAACCGCAGCAGGACAAAGGCTACCGACCCACAACACGCGGCAAAACTATTTAAAAAGGCTGCTGCTGATACTAGCGGGCGTTGGGAAGCGTTTCATTTCACATCCATGGATAATCCATATATCAGCAAAGAGGCGTTAGAAGATATTACTCAGGATATGTCAAGCTTAGCCTATCGCATGGAAATATTAGCGGAGGACGTGGACGAGGTGCCAGGGGCACTATGGACTCGTGAGAACATCGAAAAAGCGCGGGTACACAAAACACCTGACTTGTCGCGTATTGTTATTGGAGTTGACCCTTCTGCTACCTCAGGCGGTGACGAAGCTGGAATTATAACGGCTGCAAGGGCTGGGGAAGATTACTACACTTTGGGTGATGATAGTGTTCAGGGAAGTCCGCAGGTTTGGGCTACTGCAGCGGTTACGGCTTATCACAGGGTTCATGCTGATTTGATCGTAGCTGAGAAAAACAATGGTGGTGAAATGGTGGAAGCGGTAATCAAACAGGTTGACCCTTCCGTTCGTGTTAAGTTAGTTTGGGCTTCACGTGGCAAGGCAACCAGAGCGGAACCAATCAGCGCGTTATCAGAGCAGGGGCGCGATCACCATTTAGGATCATTCCCATTATTAGAAGATGAATTATGTTTATGGATCCCTGGGGACGCTTCACCAAATAGGCTTGATGCTAAGGTGTGGGCTTACACAGAATTGATGGAAAAATCCAACAAAAAAGCACGAAGCTATCAGGGTTAGGAGTAATTATGGCAACTGATTTAGAACGAGCGTATAGCGCACTTAAAGGCAAGAACCCAATATATTCAACGTTATTTGACTACGCAGACGGCAACCAACCGCTGGTATATTCGACCAACAGACTGAAAGAGGCGTTTAACAATATAAGCGCGAAATTCAGTCAAAACTGGATGTCGGTTGTCATTGATAGTGCGCTTGATAGACTGACATATAATGGGTGGGCTACCAAAACCAAAGCCATCACCGATAGACTGCAACAGATATTTGAGGATCACGAATTAGTACAGGATGCCTATGATATTCACCGCTCAGCATCCATCACGCGTGAAAGTTTTGCGATTGCTTGGAAGAATGACGAAGGCGAAATCGAGTTCAATTACAACGACCCGCGCTTGTGTCACATGTTCTACAAAGCCGACAATCCGAAAAAGCAGGACTTTGCGTGTAAGTGGTACAAGGACGGTGATGTTTATCGAATGATTTTATACTACCGCGATAGGCTTGAATATTATCGCACCAACCCGAACAAGAACTTTGTCAATGGCGTTCCTTCCAGTGCTAAAATGTTTATGCCCGACCCAGACAATGAGCGTGCTGAAAATCCATATGGTGAAATTCCGGTGTTCCACTTCTTCATCAGTCGTAACAGCAAGGGCGATTTATACAACATCGTATCATTACAGGACGCGGTCAATAAACTATTCTCAGACATGATGGTAGCGGGAGAATTTGCGGCCTTGAAACAGCGCTATGTTATCACGAGTGAAGACACCAGCGCATTGAAAAACGCACCGAATGAAATATGGCAATTGCCGGAAGGATCACAGGCGGGACAATTTGAATCAACCCCGCTTGATACATTCCTTGACCCGATTGACAAGATTGCAAATTCAATCGCGATTATCAGCCGGACACCAAAACACTACTTTTACAACGCGGGGGCTGGAATATCTGGTGAGGCGTTACTAGCCATGGAAGCACCATTGACCAAGAAAGTTGACCAACGCAAGTCTTCATTCTCATCCACCTGGAAACGGGTAGCACAATTCTTATTGAAACTTGACGGGATTGATTATCCATTATCCGACATCGAGACAGTGTGGGAACCTTCAACCAGTGTACAGCCAAAGACCGAAGCCGATACCGTGAAAGTGTTGACTGAAAGCGGAGTGCCGTTATCTACATCGTTGTCATGGGCTGGTAAGACGGATGAGGAAATAGCAGCGATGGAGAAGGATAAGCAGAAGGAAAAAGAAGAAAACGCAAGCATGGCGAGCGTATTGCTACAAACAGCAAGGGCAAGGCAAGACCAATCGAATCAATTATTAGACGAAGAAAATCAAAACGAGGAGTAAACAAATGGCAGCAATAAACAACATCAACTTAGACACCACCATGACAATCCCAAAGGATGCATCACTATCCGCAGCAATCGACTTACAGGGTTCAACCGCAATCGGGTTTATGACACCAGCGGCAATCGAAGCGACAACGGTACAATTGGGCTTTTTCGCGTCCAACACTTTAGCCGGTACTTACTACGAGGTCAATAAGAACGGAACGCCTGTCACATTGACATTTGCAGTGGACGAATACGCACTGTTAGAAAATCCAACAGACTTATTCGGGGTAAGGTTCCTGAAAATTCAGGCACAAACAGCCGCTGAGGTCGCAGTTGTACAGGCAACAGCCGCACGGACATTCAGGGTTATAAAATCAATCGGATTGTCATAATTCATGTTTCCAGACCCCGTAAGCAGGCAGACTCCTGATGTAATTCGTATTCTGTACGAGTTCAGGCGTGCCGTCGAGATGAAAGAGTTAGACATGCTTGACGAAATGGCGTCCAGGTGGTTGATGATTGAAAACCGCCTTGATGCTGATATAACCGCGCTTGCTTATGAGTTGCAACGATTGAAGGATGAAGGCAAGATTATCACCGAAAGCGTGGTATTGCAGAGCCAACGCTACAAAGCACTCAGGGAACAAATCCAGCGCGAGATTGAAAAGTATAACCGCGAGTATGCCGTAGGTATGATCGAAGGGCAACAGGTTGAATATGCTAAAGCCGGAATTGAAGCGGCTAAGGCAGCGATGCGCTCTGCTATGGGTACTATTGGCTATAACTTCAATCTTATCAACATCGACGCGGTAGCTTCAATGATTGGCTTCGCTGGTAATGGATCTCCGCTATACACCCTGCTACAAAAGGATTATGGCGATGCTGTTAGCGGATTGACAAATGCTTTGATAAACGGGATTGCCAGGGGTTATGGTCCAGTCAAGACAGCGCGTGAAATGGCTAATGGCTTTGGCATGGGACTTGACAGAGCTATCCTGATTGCACGAACGGAGACGATAAGATCGTATCGTACAGCGACAACCGAACAATACCGCAAGTCAGGAGCGGTAACAGGGTTCAGGCGTTTGGTGTGGAAACCTACGGCTTGCATGGGCTGTTTGATGCGTGACGGTGAATATTTTGACGTTGCAGAGGAGTTATCCGATCACCCTGGGGGTAAGTGTACCTCTATAAGTTCCATTCGTGGCGTCAAGGATGTTCAATGGGAAACGGGCAAGCAGTGGTTCAATAAGCTATCACCTGAGGAGCAACGCGCGAAAATGGGAGCTGAGAAATACCAGCTTTGGAAGGATGGGCAATTCAAGCTAGATGACCTGTCACGGTTGCAACATTCTACCGTGTGGGGTGACAGTCCTAGAGTGGCAACGATTAGCGAGCTGTTGGGGGGTAAGGTTGATGATTTACCAATTGAGATTGTTTCTCCGCAATACGTTTTTACACCTGCTAAAACGATTGATGAAGCTAATAAGTTTGCTACCGATGTTTTGGGTATTCCAATGGCAAATTACAAGGGCATTGATATTGATACAGTAAATGAATGGAACCAGGCACTAACAGATTCTTTCAATAAGTTTCCTGAGTTGAAAAATAATTTTGATTTTGCTGGTAGTTTTCAAAACAGAAATAAATGGTTAATTGAATTAGAAGCAAAAAAAATATTAGAAAGAAACCGTAACTTATATGAAAGATTTGGTTATACTGAAGAAAAAATGAAGAAGCAAGCATTATCAACTGCTAAAAGTATAGTTGGTAGAACACCATCTAATACAATGGCTTTATCTGTATCATCTGGAAATGCAAGGGGCGTATTTTTAAACCAAACTATTACAGGACAAAAATTACAAGATGCTCTAAATTATGGCGTTAGTAAAGGTTTTCACCCAGTAGGTTGCAATACCGTTAGAAGTATTTTAGATCACGAAATAGGACATCAACTTGATACACTATTAAGTGTAGGTACAAATGATAAAATAATTTTGAAATATATGAGAGAAAGAAAACTAAATCTAATTAGTAAAAATTTGTCTAAATATGCAACAGAGAAAAAATCGGAATATATCGCAGAGGGATGGGCTGAATATATGAATAATTCTAACCCGCGCGAAATATCATCATTTATAGGTCAACTAATCGAAAGTTTGTATCAAGACAAGTTTGGAGAATGAGATGGATGAATTAAAAAAGTTTGAGTTAGACATGATAGTCGAAAATCTTCCAATGTTTCCACCACTAACAACGGACGGCGACTTATCAATAAAGGACATGTACCCTGATTTGACAGATGAGGAATTAGATTACGTATTCAAGAAGTATAAAGGCACAATGCGAAAATCAGGCAAGTGGCAGTCCGAGGGTGGCTAATATATCAGAACTAATGGGAGTTACGAGATGAAAAAGGTTTGTAAAAATTGTCAATATTTTAGGGAAGGTTATTGGTGTAGTAATTCTAAATCGGTGTGGTTTAAAAACAACGGTACATTGTGGGTTGCATCGTATCACACGTGTCCTGAATTTACACCACGCAACAAGAAAGCACCTTTATGGATGCAGTTATTCAATAAGGTTATGAAAGGAAAAAAATTATGATGGACGAGATGAATGATGAACTAAGGAAAATGATTGAGCTGGAAAACAGCATGATGAATATGACAAATTCAATTGCGACAATGTACAAGGGTTTTATTGAAGCTGGACTTCCAGAACATATCGCGGTTGATCTTATTAAATTCTATAGTGCTAAAGCAATGGAACAAGCCAATATAAGATGGAGTAAAGGTTATGATGAGTGAACGGGAGTTTTGGGTAGAGGTAAGACGTGGCTTAATAATGATTTTAGAAGCCATCGAACGCAAGCAACAAATAGGCAAACATGAGCCTAAACCAACCGTTAAAACATCAACAAAAAAAGGTACTTGACAAAATAGAAAATGTGTGCTAATCTACTGTATATGATTATGTAACCAGCAAGTTATATAAACAGAACCTTACAATCGAAAAAGTAGTTTGTATCCAGTTATATACTCCGTACAAACGTCATAAAAGCCACCGCAAATAGCGCTCGCTTTTACCAGAAATGGTAGAACGAGCGTTTTTTTATTATCCAGGCGAGATGCCAAAGGAGAAACAGCCGAGATGGCAGAAGAAAACGTAACACCCAATCAGCAAGGCGAGCAGAACAACGAGGATCAACCAGCTTCATTTGAAGCAATCCTTGAAAAGGATCCAAAGATCAAGGAATTATACGAACAGCACACAGCCGCATTGCTAAACACAGTAAAGGCTACCCGTGACGAACGGGACGGCTTGAAATCTCAGGTCAAGGAACTGTTAGCGAAGTCCGAGAAGGGCAGCGACAACGAGAAAGCATTGACCGAGACATTAGCAAAATTAGAAGCAACAGAACGACGGGCGACATTTGTCGAGGAAGCGGTTAAGCCAGGGATTGACTGCCGCAACCCAAAGGCAGCCTACGCGTTAGCGGTGAACATTGACGCGTTTGACCGAAAAGGAAACCCAGACTGGACGTTGCTGAAAAATGAAGCACCTGAACTATTTGGCAAGTTGACCCCACCCGCTCATGGGGGAAGTGGCACAGATACACCACCACAAGCCAATGACATAAATAGCATGATTCGCAGAGCAGCGGGTCGATAAAAATAATAGGAGAAAAATACAATGCCATTCAATAATGTTATAAGCCGAACTGATGCAGCCGCTCTCATTCCTGATGATGTGTCTGCTGAAATCTTTAATTCCGTGGTTGAAATGAACCCAATCATGCGACTTGCTCGCAGATTGCCGAACATGTCAACCTCACAGCGTCGCTTGCCTGTTATGTCAGCGTTGGCGTCCGCTTATTTTGTGACTGGTGATACCAGCCTGAAACAGACCTCCGAAGTCAACTGGGCTAACAAGTACATTGATGCTGAGGAATTGGCCGTAATCGTTCCAATTCCTGAAGCCGTCTTAGATGATGCCGGGTATGACATTTGGGGTCAAGTACGGCCTGAAATTGAGAAGGCAATCAGTTTTGCCATTTCAAGCGCCGTAATCAGTGGCACCAATATTCCCGCTTCATGGACAACCAACTTAGGCGCAGCCGGACTACGTGCCGGAGCAAATGCCGCTGGTAACCTCGTTTCATTAGCCGCTTATGCAGATAGCTACGAGGCTATTCTTGGTGAAACCGCTGCTGGTGTTGATGGTCTTTACATGGCAATTGAAGCTGATGGTTTCATGGTAACAGGAAACGTGGCGGCCTTAGCAATGAAAGGTATTTTACGAAATACACGTGATAGCAACGGACAGCCTATTTTCAAATCCAACATGCAGGATGCCAGCCGCTATGAATTAGACGGAACCCCGATTTACTTCCCGACTGACAACTCCATTATTGCCGCAACCATTTTGATGATTAGCGGACAGTGGGATCAGCTGGTTTACTCAATCCGACAGGATATTACCTATAAGGTATTAGACCAGGCAGTCATTCAGGATGGAGCCGGAAACATTGTCTACAACTTAGCACAACAGGACATGGTCGCATTACGCGCCGTTATCCGTTTAGGCTTTGCGTTACCAAATCCAATCAACCGTGCACAACAGACCGAAGCCAACCGCTACCCATTCGGTATCTTAACCGCATAAGAGGAGGTACGTCATGGGTTTATTCCCTAAGAAACAAAAGTCAACCGTAAATTTGACAAATACCACCTACTTTAATGGCGTAGCCGTAACAGCAACAGCCGCGGAGATAAATACCGCCGCTGACAAGGACACTACACAGGCGATTGTCGCTGATGGAGCAATCAACATCAAAAACGGTGTTGTAACCATTGCCAAAACCGTTGCCGGTATCGTTGCTACAACTTTAGCAAATCCAACCGCCACGACTGATGATTTCAAGCGATTGCTTATTATCAGTAATCAGGCACAAGCCAATACCGTCACTGTAACAGGTGGTTTTGGTGGTGGTGGAGCTGGTGAGGATGTTTGTACATTCTCAGGTGCCGTTGGTGATTGCATTGAGCTTATGGCTTGGCAGGGTAAATGGTACGTCGTGGGTGGTCATCAATTCACCCTAGCATAAATTAGAAATATAGGAGGGTGAAATTCCCTCCTTAGGAGATTAAAAAATGTCAGAACAAAAAGGCTGTTTATACGGAGATTTGACCGCACTTGCTGCCGGTGGTGCTATGTTGGATTTGGTAAATCCCGAAGGTGCCGATCTTTTGATTACTAACTTTGTTGTGCGCTCAACCGTTGTTTCTACTGGTGCCGCAACTCTAGACGCTGGTGTCAGTGCCAACGGTGCTACTAATGACGAATTGATTGATGGTTTAGACATCAACGCAGCGCTGGTTTGCGAAAGCAATCATGATCAGGTAACCGCTGGAGTCGTTGCAGAACATGAGGTCGTGTGGGGTTCAACCGCTCATTTAGTAGCTTATGGAAGTGCCGCAACAACTGGTTTTGTTGGTAAATACTACGCCGAGTACATCCGCTTATAAAGACAAGGGGGAGCAATCCCCCTTCTTTTGAATTGGAGCGAATATGACAGTAACAGCTGCTCAAATTGCACAAATGCGGAGAATGGTTGCAGAACCTACTGCCACGACTTACAGCGACGCCTTGATTGAGGACATTATAGAGTTATATCCGACTATCGACGAATTAGGAACAATGCCTTACTACTGGACACAGATGGGGGGCGTTCCTACCCAGACAACGAACACAAACTGGATACCAACCTATAACCTCAACGCCGCCGCCGCTCAAATATGGGACGAAAAAGCCGCCGCCATTGCTAACCAATATGACTTCAAAGCAGACGGGGGCGATTATTCCCGTTCACAAGCGTTCAAACATGCAACCGAGCAGGCTAAGTATTATCGTTCACGTCGTGGATTATCCACGTTCAAATTGTACAAGTCACCAAAGGAAAGTAATTCAAACCCGCTGAATACTGGGTCGTGGATTGGTAACCTTCCCGAAAGTGATGATTTTGATAGTGGCGACGATGTGTCGTTCTTGAGTTTCTAACCATGGCAAACAGAGAAGGAACTTTGAAAATAAAAAAACTATCTCATAATGTTACGCTACATGTTGAAATATCAAATGAGTATAAAATTAGAAAATTTATATCTCTTTCTTTAATCAAACTAGCTGCTTATATTATGAATGTTGGTATTGAGGAAAAATAGCCATGGACTTTTCAGCAGACGAACTAACGGATTTCAGATCAGCGCAGACGGGTCACATGATGGACACGGTTGTTAGACAAGTGTATTCGGCTACGTCCAACTCATACAACGAGGACGTCGTAACTTACACAGACCAAACCGCGATTGATTGCGGGCTTGATATGCGACCTGGTAGCGAACGACATACATCGAACTACACCGCGCTTGAATATGATGCAACCATGCGATTGCCTATCACCACAACCATAAACGCGCGGGACAGACTGAAGGTTACAAAACGCTTTGGAGAAACATTATCAACCGCTTTGGTGTTTGAGATTGTTGGGCCTGTGCAACGCGGGCCAAGCGGAATTAGATTATTGCTAAGACGAGTTGAAGCATGAGCAAGGGTGTGAAAGTAATCAAGCTGGATGATAGGTTCAAAGAAGTCATTGCCGCTGCGAGTGGTGAAAACATTATGAAAGCGTTGTTAGCAGGTGGTGAAGTTGTCCGCAATCATGCCAAGTTAAATATCCAGGCTCAAGAGCTTGTAGATACATCCAACTTGTTGAATAGTATCAGCGTTCAAGAAGGCTCAGGTGGCAAGACAGACGCAACCGTTGAAATTGGAACCAATGTAGAATACGCCGCCATCCATGAATTTGGGGGAGCTATCCACCAGACAAACGCATGGGGCAAGGGTATTGAGCAAACGATTCACATTCCAGCGCGACCTTACCTGAGGCCTGCTTTGGATGAGAACGAAAGTTCTATTGTTGATGCTGTTGGTGCGTCATTGAAACACCAAATAGAGGGAGCTATCTAATGGCAACATTGGAAGAAGGCTTAATCAGCTATCTCGAAGGATATGCCGGATTGACTGCTTTGGTATCAACCAGAATTTACCACATGACCAAACCGCAAACCGTTGTATATCCTTGTGTGACTTTTCAGCGCATTGATACCCCGTTTATTCACACCATGCAATCAAGCGGAGCAACTGGAAATCTGATTACGCCTCGATTTCAGTTTGACGCGTGGGCTT